ACTCCACGTTTCAGTGGGGCAAGGGGCTGCTCTTACCCGATGAAGTGAAAGCGAATTCGCAACTGCCGATGGACCTAGAGCAGGTCGGTCTCAAGCAAATTTCTCAGAAATCTCTCATTCGCAAAGAGGTAGCGTTCGCCGCTGATTTCATGGCGGCGAGTGTGTGGGGAACCACTGACAACAACTCCGCTACCGATTGGGATGATTTCAGCGCGGGCGATCCGCAGAATGACGTTTTGACCGCCGCTCGCACCGTCTCTAACAACACCGGCCAGGCGGCCAACACCATGGTGTTGGGAGCTATCGTCGAGCAAGCTCTGCTCCTGCATCCCAATATCCATGACGTTTTGAAATACACCAAAGTGGCGACCCCGGCAGAGGTGATGAATGCTCTGGCTCCGATTTTGGGGCTAGAGAGAATCCTGACCGGACGCGCAACGTATACCAACACCAATGAAGCCGCGGCATTCTCGGCGTCGGCGATCATCGATGATGATGCGTTGATTTGCTTCAGCGACCCAAGCGCGGGTATTTTCGGCGTGACCGCCGGTAAGATGTTCATCTGGAATCCTGGCGGCGGCGCGGGCGCGATCTTCCGTGATCCGCCACGTCAAAATCACAGCGACACCTATCAGCACAAGGAACAGTGGGATCAAAAAGCCACTGCTACCGATTGCGGATATATTTTCCTTGACATCGTGTGAGGTGACCTATGCCTAGACCGCAGAACTCACCACGCGGATTATTTGCGAAACAGCGAATGTCGGTGCCGGTAGGAAAAGGCTTTATGTTTGAGGACTACAGCACTACCGTTGACCTTTTGACTGCGGATGCTAGTGGACTCAAGGTCGTTGGCTCGTTAGCCGTGGTAGGTCAAGCAGTATTTGGTAAACTAGATGCCAACTCAACCGCGATGATCTTGCCGAACTCTGTCCGCGTAGGAGCTAAAACGACTTACCTATCGTCGGACAGCACAGGTATCAAAATAGGTTCGCGCTATATCAGCTCGAACACCACTGGCAACACGACCACTTAACATCACAGAGCTAAGCGGCGGGTTGGGCAAACCCGTTGCGGTGCGCGCTCACGGCAACGAGTGAGCCTGACGCACTACCCGCCGCTTTGTCTCTGAGCGCGCAGAGACTATGGAAAAAAAATATACTGGAAGTTGCTACATTGGAGTCGTGGGGGGTGAAACCGAAGTCGGGGAATGCCGTGACTCAATCGAGATGATCAAGCGGCGCAGTGGTGATACGCGCCCGATCCCGATTCGTGGCACAAAGGGTTACGAGGTTCGCTCACTGCACATTGAGCGATGGCGAGCCAGTGATCACCCGTTTTGTTTGTTATTAGATCATGATATGGTTTTTGAGCCAGATACGTTGGAGCGATTGCGTTCTCATCAATTGCCCTTCGTCTCTGGTTTTTATTTAAGACGACGTTGGGCGCCACTCGCGCCGGTATGGTTTGAACCGTATAGCGGATCGTTTCCGCTCAAGCCATTTACGGTTGATCCTGTGCGCGGACAATTGCACGAGCTGGGTGCGAGCGGTTGGGGCTGTATCCTGCTACACCGCGATGTGATCGATGCTGTTGAGCCGATTTTGAAGGGGGAACATTTTGTCATCGAGGATGATATGGACATTTATCCATACGATCTTCAAGCAGTGATTGATGCTATTCGATCTATGCGATCTTTAATGGCAAGCGACATCACTACGGATACCATGACCGCCATCAATAAAAATGTGACTGTGTTGGAGAATGAGATCAGGGTCTTGCGTGGAACAAAAGACCCTGTGGGCAGTGATCTACGCTTTCCTTTCTTCGCCAAACTCGCGGGCTTTGCGCTCTATGGCGATCCTGATGTGCGCTGCAGACACATGCTAAATTATCCTCTCTCGCCTGACGATTACTGCGGTCAAGATGCGGAATGGATGAAGGACACTCAGCGCGATATTCTTAAGGGCTTTTGGATGGAGCGTCGAAAAATTTATGAGTCGCAGCGTCTCATCTCAGGTGAGGGCTGGCGTTGTAAAAATTGCAAATGGTTTAATGTGAGCGACTCTATATCATGCCAAGCGTGCGGCGGTAAAAGCGGTGGTGAACCATGAAACCATTATTTATCGCCGCGGGGAGCCAGGAATGGGGATCGTCCCGGATGCGTTCGTGGTGGATTGCGCCACACATCAGAGGTGCATCCGTGATCCCCTTTGAGGCGCGATCTCCTGGATTTAAATCTCTCCAAGATTTGACTCACGTCATCTGGCAAAAAAATGTTGATCTAGATATTTTAGAAAACCGAAGAGATGTGAAACACTATTGGGATGTATGCGATCCTGCATGGTGGTGGCAGCCTGAGCGATGCCGCGAAATAGCCAATAACGTTAATGGCGTGGTTGCCAGTTCGCAAAACTTAGCCGCTGACTTTAATCAGTGGTACGGTAAGGACAAGGCGATCTGTATCGCTGATAGAATTGACCTTGATAAATTTCCTTATGTTCGTCATCACTCAGACGTGACGCCAGTGCGATTTATATGGTTTGGCGTGGCAGTGAATCGCATTGCCATATTTGGTCAACTGGTAAACCTAGATCGGTTAGCCGCCAATGGTTATAAAATTGAACTGACTATCTTTGATGATCATCCTGATGAAGAGTTATTAATCACTAACTCATTTCCCGTCTATCATAAACGATGGTCTCTTGGCAGCGAGTCGGATGTTTTGACTGCTCACGATATTGCACTTCTACCGAATTATCCGGGGGCGTGGGGACGGGTCAAGTCAAATAACAAACAGCTCACGGCGTGGGTGTGTGGCTTGCCGGTTGTCAGCGATGAATCGTATTACGAAATAAAAGACCTTGTATCAGATTCAATTATGCGCCAAAACAAAAGCACGGACAACACTATGGAATTAAAAAAGAATTGGCTAATCGAAAAGAGCGTCGCTGAGTGGGAGAAACTCTTATGCGCGTCATAGTGGCGAATACCGTCGGAAAATTAGACAGCGGTGAATTGGTTGTAGCGTTCCCGTCTCGTTGGGATAGTGTCGTAGCGCACAAGGTCGGCGGGCGTTTTGATTTTTATCCGTATGAGTTGGGATACACGTCGGCGATGCTAAAAAAGTTTCGTCCCGATTTTAATGTGACAATGATAGACGGTTGCCACGAATGTTTAAACGCCGATGAATACCTTGAGCGGTTGAAATTATTTCACCCCAACGTCCTGATCACGGAATGTTCTGCGCTGACCTATCAGGCAATGACTCGCGTCAGAAAAGGCTTGCGCTGTTCAGCCTACCTTGCCGGCCCATATGGCATGGCAAACCGCGAACAGGCAGAGCGGGACGGTTGGAAAGTGTTAAATGGTGAGTTTGAATATCATATCGCTGATGCGTTTGGAATTACTCACCCCGATACGCCATTCGTTGATCTCGATTGGCTGCCTTATCCCGAAGACCACGACGTGAGCCGAATCGAATATGAAGAGCCGTTTGGTAATCCATATAACGGTATGGTGCAAATCTACGCTACGCGCGGATGCCCCCTCGCTTGTAATTTTTGTGTTGTGCCAACCTACTACGGCGGTCACGGCCAGAGCCATAAGAGTCACCGTTGCCGAAATGTGGATAATGTGTGTGATGAAATCGAATCGCTTGCCAATAAATACGGTGACAGATTCAACGGCGCATATTTTCACGACGAAGCCCACAACGCAAACCCGAAATGGTTAGCCGAGTTTTGTCAGGCACTCATTCGGCGCGGACTCAATCGCTATCATTATGATGCAATGTGCGGTTACTGGACATTCACCGAAGAGTTGATCGCACTCATGGCGCAGGCGGGTTATTGCAATATCCGTATTGGTATCGAGAGTCTATCTGAGGATGTGACGCGGGCAATTGGCAAGGTCGTGTTTGAAGATAAACTCATTCGCGTTTTGGAGTGGTGCAAAAAGTACGGGATGCGAACATATGGCACAACGCAGGTAGGCGCAGTAAACTCCAGCGAAGAGCGCGATCTAAAGTCGCTCGAAGGATTACTAGAACTTCGCAAGCGCGGACTATTAGATATTTGGCAGAATAGTGTCAGCACGCCAATGCCCGGAACGCCATTTTATGATGAGGCGAAGAAAAACGGCTGGCTGATTACGGATGACATGACGCAATATAACGGCGTGCGGTCAGTGGTGAGTTACCCACATTACAGCGCCGAGAGAATCAATTTCGTTAAGCGCGAATACGAGAGGCTATCATGAGAGTTTGTATATTGCACAGACCTAACGCTACCAGTGGCGGCGATTGGGTGGCGCAAAAGGGTTACGTTTTAGGATTGCAATCTAAAGGCATTGATGTTGAGACACGACCCGCTAACAAAATAGGCGACCTGAAAGATTTTGATTTTGCTCATCTGTGGGCGGCATGTTCGCCCGATTGGGGATTGCCCGCAGCGCGTGAGGCGAAACGACAAAACGCCAAACTGATCATTACCCCGTTTTGGTGGAGCCGCGCTGAGAGACAGACGCACTATGGAAAGGCGGGAATGGATTTAGCGCCGGGATATACGCCAGCAGTTGCCGAGACTCTCAAGTTAGCCGATGTGTTATTTACGGTGACGGTCAGTGAAGCGCATCAATGTTTGCAACTAGCGGGCACGACGAACTGGCGAATAGTGCCGATGGGCATTGAAGTCTTGGGTGAGGCATTACCGCCAGATGATTATGTGTTGTGTATCGGGCGAATCGAGCCGCACAAAAATCAACACGCACTTGCTGAGGCGTGCAATAAATTAGGGCATAGACTCGTTTTGTTTGGTCAAACCACGAGCGAGGGTTATACCAACTTAGTCAAGGATCGCGGCGGATGGGTTGTGAGTTTTGCCAGTGGTGATGATTATCATAAAAAGGTCTGGTTGCAAAAGGCGCGAGTCCATGCGCTCCCGTCGTTTTTTGAAAATCCCGGATTGTCTCACGGTGAAGCTTTAGCGATAGGTATTCCCGCCGTGATGGGTGGGCATGGGTGCGAACTAGAGTTTTACGGCGCATCGGGACTCTATTGCGATCCGACTAGCGTTAGTAGCATCGCCGCCTCGATTGAAACAGCATGGTCAATTCAACGCAGACCGCCAGTTATATTACCCACATGGAGCGACGCGGCAGATAAGGCAATTGAAGCGATGGAGTCATTATGAAATTCACGGCGCTGATTATCGGTATTGACAGCTGGGAGAAATACACCCTACCGCTCATTGAATCAATTCAGCAACACGATCCCGATTGTCAATTAGTTGTATTAGACAATGCCAGCATGACACCTTACCCGAGATTATCAATCGTTCATCATTCCGATAATCGATTGTGCTATGCGGCGGCGATCAATCGCGCGTCATACTATGTCCCCGCTGTTGATTGGTTGGTTAT